AAAAGAACATTCATACGTGAAGTGGCAGAGTATGCAAAGAACCAAGCAAAGTGGAAAGCTGCTAGGTCATTCTGTGAAATGAGACAACTAAACTTTAAGATCGTTACGGAAAAAGAACTTGGCGTTAAATGAACCCTATGAAAATAGACTGACCGGTATGGTGGAGAACCTTACTGGTATAGAGGATGCTGATGATTTAATGATAGATATTATTGAACGTTTGTCTGAAGGAGTAACACCAGTACCTGACTTAGGAAACTGGTATACCTTTATCTACAAAGCAAAGACTCCTAACATTACATATGATACTAATCCTCTAGTTGCTGTAACAGAATATATGCCAGGTGGGTTCAAAGGTTACAACGTTCATTGGAATAGAATGAGAAACTATACCTTCTTAGAGGTAGTAGGACAGTTATATTATGTCAATCCAGCAGAGATAGATGAACTAAAGACAATACCTTATCAAAATTTTGTTCTAAATAACTAAAAAGAAAGTATAGTGGCAACAGTATCTAACCAAATAATAACAAAGAATGGTACAAGAGGAACCTTTAGTTGGGATCCTGAATCTCTTGCTGTCGCTTCTTCATTTACAAACTCAGATGGTGAAAAATATACACAGAACTTAGACAACGGTAACTTCTTTAAATCAGATGGTACATGGTTAGGTGCAGAAGATCAACTATCTGTTAAACAAGCATTCGGACAATCAGCAAATTTAGAATTAGGAGATCCAAAACTTAGAAAGGACTTGATGAAATATGCAGATGGTTTGAATGTCTTTGAAAATCCTGGTGGGGCATCAGCAGGAGACAGTGGAGACGGAGGAACACCAGAGACTATGATGGACGGATTGGCCAATCTGGCTGGTGCAAGAAAACAACATAGAAACTATGGACATCTAAGGTACCCTCTTGAATTATTTGACACTGACTTTATGAGAATTACACAGTTCAAATATGAACCATTAGCTTCATTTAAACAAGTAGGTAGTCAAAGAGAAAGAAGAGCAGATAGAAGACATAAAGAATCAATAGGATCTGTTACTTTACCTATCCCTAGTCAGTTAACAGATACTAATAGTGTTAATTGGAATAATAGCAGTCTGAATGACCTGCAAATGGCAGGGATAAGAGCAGGTGGAGACATTATGAATTCAGGTGCTCCAATTCAAGCAGTTCAAAAAATAATTGATGATGGTTTAACTAGTCTTGAAAATAATACTGGAAATGCAAAAACATTAATCCAAAGTCTCATACTTGGACAACTTCCTGGTGTTAATCAAAGACCAAATGAAGTACTAGGAAGATTTGCAGGACAAATAATAAATCCAAACTTAGAATTAATCTTCGGTGGTCCTACGTTACGTTCATTCCAATATAGTTTCCGTCTAACTCCTAGAAATAACAAAGAAACACAAGCAGTTAGAAGTATTATTAGATTCTTTAAACAAGGTATGTCTATAAAAGAAAACCCTACAAATTTATTTCTTTCTGCTCCTAATGTATTCCAACCTCGGTTCTACAACAAGGAGGGAAGACAACACACATTCATTAACACTATTAAAAAGTGTGCTTGCACTAGTTTCACTGTAAACTATGTTCCTGACAATACTTTTATGACATTACCTAACTCTTCTATGACTGCTTATCAAATTGGAATGACATTCCAAGAAATGGATCCAATCATCGACCAAGATTATGCAGAGTTAGACAACAATCAAGACGACATTATTGGTTTCTAATCATGTCTAGATATTTCCGCAACCTACCCAACTTCGAATACATCTCTCGTATTAATGAGAGAAAAACCAATAAGGATTTCCTTACGGTTAAAAATCTTTTCCGCCGTCCTATCATAAGAGAAGATTTATTTACAGACTTTATGTCATTCACCAAGTATAGAATCGTTGGTGATGAACGTCCAGATGAAGTTGCATATGATGTCTATGGAGAATCAGATTTAGATTGGGTTGTTCTTCTTTCTAATAATATTATCAATATAAGAGATGAATGGCCACTAAGTCAACATGATTATAGAAACTATTTGATTGAAAAATATGGTAACGATACTGATGAAATAGATAAAATAAAATTCTATGAGACCAAAGAAATAAAAGATTCAAAAGGAAAAGTATTTGTTCCAAAAGGAATGCAAGTTGATTCAACTTTTGAAACAACCTTCTTAGATAGTGGAACTAATTTATTAATTACAGTGAGTCCAATTGAAGGTATTACTTATCGTACCTATGAAGACAGACTCCAAGAGGATAAAAGAAACATTAACCTCTTGAAGTCTGAGTACTTATCAATTGTTATGGATGATATAGAAACTCTCTTAGATTATGAACAGTCTACAGAATATATAAACCCAGTTCTTAAGAGAGCATCCAAC